TTATTGAGGAAACTATGAATGAATAGATTTAAAGCTCCACCAAATATAGCAACCTTCTTCTTAAGAATACCATTGTCGGCTATGTTTCTTCAGCAGGGACTAAGTAAGTTACCTGTTGATGGTACAGTTGCCGAAGCATGGGGATTGCCGTATATAGTATGGTGGTTTGTAACTTGGGGAGAGATTGGTGCTGCTGTAGGACTAATGGTAGGTGGACTAATAGGACTAATACCTTGGACAGCTAAGCATTTCTTCTTAGCAAGAATAGGTAGACACCACCCTAATTTTAAGTTGATAACTGAAGAGTTAGGAGACTTAATTACAAGATTTAGTGGTATTACAATGACTTGTATAGCTACTGGGGTCATTTGGATTCTCAGTCCTGCAAGTCTATGGGACGTAATTTATAATGACTATTTACATATAAGTTTATATGTTGGTGGTCTTTATTTCGCATTAAGAGGAAATGTAAGATGAAGAAAAGAGGATATGAAGAACAACTACAGTTTAATTTACATAAACCAAGAGACGCAACTCCTAAAGAGTTTGAAGATTGGTATAAAGATGAATTAGAGCCTTGGGGAGAAAAGCAACTATCCATAGTATTTGTTATGGCACTAGTGCAGTTTTCCGCATTGGCTTTTATGATGCTTTCTTTTGTTGTCGGCACAGAAGATGTTGACTTAATTGATGGCTTGCTTGTGGCAGATGGACAAGTTATTGATGATAAAAATATGCCTGGCAATAATCTTGCTATGCGTAGACTCCAGACGCCAATGAAGAGTATTTATCCTCTAAGATTTATGATAGATACAATTCCAGATTTGATACGGCATAGAGGCAAGAGTTATATTGATAGTAATGGACAATACTTCTTACTAGAGAAAACAAAGACTGCCTCTATCAAGTATCATAAAATAGGTAAATTAGAGGGCAAGGGTAACGCAGCGTTAGTTTGGTGTTTAAAAAGTGACGGAATAGATATACCCTTTCCATTCGTTTGTAAAAGACCGCCAAAGTTAGAAGAAACTTGGGCAGGAATACTGTATAGAAATGGACTTCCATGGGAATTGTGGGAGTTTGCTACAGAGAAAAAGAGAGACACATGGCGAAAAATTTAATAGAAGATTTAACAGGTGGACTTTGTCTAGTAAAGTTTCAAAGTCTAAAGAGAGGTGGAGAAAGGGAAATGGAAATGACTCTTGACCCAGAACAAATACCAAATCATTTTGTAATGAATCAACGAGATGATAGTGATAAAATTTTAATGTATAACACTACTTTTGAAAAATGGGAAGATATACAACAGGACACAATAATAGAATGGACAAAGCTGTACTAGCAAATAGAGTATTTATGGAAGTTCCTGCCGATGTTCGTGAGAAAATCGACAGAGAATTAACATATGCTATACCGCCAAGAAATCCACAAGATCCGCCTTTCATGATAAAAAACATGGGGTATATTCGTGGGGGATTAATTTCCATACCAATTGGAAGATTGGATTTAATCCCAAGTAATTACACGATAGTTGATATGCGAGTAAACAAACCAATCGACTTTCCTGATTTTGCGTTCACTTTACGAGAATCGCAACAAAAGGTTTATGACGAAGTGCAAGACTGTGCAATAATAAACGCATGGGTTAGCTGGGGAAAGACTTTTACAGGTTTAGCAATCGCATCAAAACTAAAACAAAAAACATTAGTAGTTGTCCACACAATTGCACTAAGAAATCAGTGGGCAAAAGAAGTAGAAAAAGTCTTTGGATTTACGCCAGGAATTATTGGAAGTGGAAAGTTTGAAACTGATACTCCGATAGTGATTGGAAATATACAAAGTCTTTATCGTAAAGTTGATGAAATAAAAAAGGAGTTCGGGACAGTCATACTTGACGAGATGCATCACATCTCAAGCCCGACATTTAGTAGAATTATCGACAAATTACATTGTCGATATAAAATAGGACTTACAGGAACATTGGAGAGAAAAGATGGAAAGCATGTAGTATTTCGAGATTATTTCGGACAGCATGTACTAAAACCACCAAAAGAAAACTTCATGACTCCTGTAATTGACATAATTGAGTCAGATGTGCGCTTCCTCGATGGGAATCGCGTACCTTGGGCAAATAGAATAAACCATTTAGTTTCGCAAGAAGAGTATTTACATAGTGTGGCAATGATTGCTTCGGGCTATGCTGCAAAGGGACACAAAGTTCTGGTAGTAAGTGACCGAGTATCCCTGCTAAAGACTTGCGCGAGACTAAGTGGAGAGGCTGCCGTCTGCATTACAGGTGAGCTAGACCAAGAACAGAGAGAAAGTCTTTTAGAAAGTGTACAAACTTCTAAAGATATTCTCTATGGCACACAAGCGATATTTTCGGAGGGCATCTCACTTAATGCTCTGAGTTGTCTAGTTTTGGCTACACCTATTAATAACGACCCTTTACTTACGCAGTTAATCGGCAGAATCGTTCGAAAGCAAGAAGGAAAGAAACAGCCTGTTGTTGTAGACATACACCTAAAAGGTAAAACGGCTACAAGACAGGCGAAGGCTCGATATGGCTTTTACATGAAACAGGGCTATGAGATACGAATTTTATAGTCTAGGTAACAAAGTAGGTCAGAAAAATAATGCTTGACACAAGTTCAAATTTTTGTTATAATATATGATATTGTATAATTGGAAAAAGATTCTAAAAGAGACAAACGGTAGTGTAAAAGATGTCATGGTCATTCTTGACATTTTAACTCACAGAATACCGCCATCAAATTACTACGACCCCAAGTTCAAATTCTGGACGAAAAAATGGGGTGGGCGTAGTTATCTCTTGAATCCACAAGCATTATTTATACAACGGAATTTATATTCCGATAGAGAGATTGTGGAATATGCTGGTGTCGCTTCATTCCGCAACTATAACAATTATGTTAGAACAAAAGACACCACACTGGACCTCATTATGTACCCACTTAGTGAGGATATAATAACAAATAATAGATTACTTTGGATTGAAAATGATAAGATACATTTTAAGTTCGAAGAAATCACAGACCTAAAGGAATTAAAATGGCAATAAAATTTAATCAAACTAAAGGCGAAGCAAGAAAAGAGAAACTTGACTCTTATGTATACACAGGAAAAGAAGACCACCATGTAAGACTAGTGGGCGACTTACTTCCAAGATATGTATACTGGGTAAAAGGTGAGAACGGTAAAAATATACCTATGGAATGTCTTGCTTTCGATAGAAACACAGAAACATTTAACAATGCTGAGAAAGACCATGTTCAATCATACTTTCCTGATTTAAAATGTGGCTGGTCATACGCTATACAATGTATAGATTACGGCGACAACAAAGTAAAAATCTTCAACCTAAAGAAGAAGTTATTCGAACAACTTACTGTCGCTATGGAAGACTTAGGTGACCCAACAGATTTTGAGACTGGTTGGGACGTTTTCTTCAAAAGAAAGAAAACAGGGCCAAATGCTTACAATGTTGAGTATCAACTACAAGCATTAAAATGTAAAGTAAGACCGTTAAACGAAGATGAGTTATCATTAGTTGAAAACTTAAAATCTATGGACGAAGTATTACCAAGACCTACACCTGAAATTCAATTGGATTTACTCAAAAAGATAACACAAGCTGATGATGATATGGACGATTCTGTATCTGACGAGTTTGATGTTGCGTAGGAGACTGATATGATTGGAGTTGGAGAAAAATTTCCCGAGTTCGAAATGAATGGAGTAATCGGTAGTGGCGGTAATGCAGATTTACCTGACCATGACTTCTGTACTGTAAACAGTTGGGGGTTGACAGATTGGTCTATCATTTATTTTTATCCAAAAGATTTTACATTTATCTGTCCAACAGAAATTGTAGCTATGGATAAGTTAATGAACGAAACAACTGACATCATTGGTGTTAGTGGAGATAATGAATACTGCAAATTTGCATGGAGAACAGCAGATGAACACCATGACTTATATGCGGTAGAACACGTCTTAGCTGCAGACTGTGGTCTTAAGTTAGCTTCAGAACTAGGAATAGTAAATGAAGACGAAGGAGTTTGCTACAGAGCAACTTACATACTTGACCCAGAAGGAATCATAAGACATGTATCAGTCAACGAACTTGACACAGGAAGAAATGCGGAAGAGATTAGAAGAACTCTTAAAGCACTTAAAGCTGGTGGACTCACTGGTTGTGCATGGGAAGAAGGAGATGATTTCGTAGCATGATTCTATTTACTGCAGATTGGCATATAAAACTAGGGCAAAAGAATGTACCGATGGAATGGGCTTGTAGTAGATACAAGCTATTCTTCGACCAAATCTATGACTTAGAGAAGAATGTTAATCTGCATATCATTGGTGGGGACTTATTCGACCGAGTCCCCTCAATGGACGAGTTAACGCTCTACTTTGATTTTGTAAAAGGTGTTACTGTGGAAACTATTATATTTGATGGTAACCATGAAGCAACTCGTAAAAACAGAACATTTTTTACAAACTTAAAAAGAGTTACAGAAGAACTCAATCCTTTAGTACAAGTTGTAGATACTACATGGTACTTAGGAACGGAAGGCAAAGCTGCAATATTACCGTATGCTGAACTTCACAAGAAAAACAGTATAGAATCTATAGATGATACTGTAGAGTATTTATTTACTCACGTTCGTGGAGAGATACCTCCCCATGTAACACCCGAAGTAGATTTAGAAAGATTTGACAAGTTTAAACTTGTTTTTGCAGGAGACTTACATGCACATGAGAACACTCAGAGAAACATTGTCTATCCTGGAAGTCCAATGTCTACTTCGTTTCATAGAAATGAAATCAAGACTGGTTATCTCTTAATTGATGATGACTGGTCTTGGACATGGCATAAGTTTGACATGCCACAGCTTTATCGAAAGACTGTGACAGACCCAGCAGACATGATACCTACAGATTTTCATCATACAATATATGAAATAGAAGGAGATGTTACTGACTTAGCAAACATTAAAAATTCAGAGTTGCTGGATAAAAAATTATTAAAAAAGACAAGTGAATCTACTCTTGCTCTACTAAAAGAAATGAGTATAGAAGAAGAACTTGCACTATACTTTACAGAAGTATTGAATTTAGAAAAAGATAAAATAAGCAAAATTATAGGAGTATTTAGTGATTATTCTAAAGAAGTTGACATGGAGTAACTGCTTCTCGTACGGAGAAAATGTAGAGCTTGATTTAACAAACTCTACTCTTACGCAGTTAGTAGGAACAAATGGTGTCGGTAAGTCATCTATTCCACTAATATTAGAAGAGGTATTATTCAACAAAAACAGTAAAGGTGTTAAAAAAGCTGATATTCCTAATAGATATGCAAACAAAGGATATAGTATAAATCTTACTTTCTCTGTAGATGAAGATGATTACGAGATAGATGTAAATAGAAAAACTAGTATAAAGTGTAAATTACTAAAAAATGGAAAAGACATATCTTCGCATACAGCAACAAATACATATAAAACAGTAGAAGAGCTGTTAAAATTAGATTTTAAAACATTTACACAGTTAGTATATCAAAATACTAATGCAAGTTTGCAGTTTTTAACTGCCACAGATACTAACCGTAAAAAGTTCTTGATTGACTTATTGAACTTAGACCAATATGTAGATTTTTTTGAAGTGTTTAAAGAAGAAACAAGGCTTTCATCTCAGCAATTGTCACACCTAAATGGAAGATCAGAACAAATTGTTTCATGGTTACAAGACAACAAATCGATGGATATGACACTACTATCAAAAGTGGATTTACCAAAAATCTCGGAAGAAGATGAAGAAACTTTACGTTCACTATTAATAGAAATTGAAAATATCTCTGAAAATAACAGAAAAATTTTAGCAAATGAAAATTATAAACAAGCGTTAAAAGAAATCAGTATTTCCCAGTACCAGAATCTTGTAGCAAACGGAAAGATTGAAGATACAAAATTAAAAAGAGAAAGTCTAGGAACATGGAAGTCAGAACTATCTCGTGAAGTAAGTATGAGAAGTAAGTATGAAAACTTAAAAAATAGTGAAGATGCAGAGTGTCCAACTTGTGAACAACCAATTGATATGGAATTTATAGAACAACAGTATCAAGAACATAATAAGTCAGCAAAGTATATTAGTGATGAAATAAAGAAAATAAGTGAAAAACTAGAAGAAATGGAACAAAATAATAGGGTACTAAAACACGCAGAACAACAAATAGATGAATGGGAAAGATTATATAAGAGTATAGACCAATCCTTGCCGACAAAGACCGCAATAAAAGATGAATTAGAAGATAAAGTAACAATAATAAAAACTAAAATACAAGCGGAAAGAGGAGCATTGGAAGATGCAATAGCAGAAAATACTCGAATAGAAAGACATAACACTAAAATAGGTATCTGGCAAGAACAGAGTGAAGGATATGAAAAACAATTAGAAGAAGTTACTTCCAGCACAATAGAAGAAGAAGAAAGAAATACTTATTTAGAAGTGTTGAAAAAAGCATTTAGTACAAATGGACTACTTGCTTATAAAATAGAAAGTCTTGTAAAAGACTTAGAAGAATTAGCAAACAAATATTTAGCAGAACTTTCTGATGGTAGATTTAATTTACAATTTGTAATTAACAATGATAAATTAAATGTAGAAGTAGATGACAACGGTAAAGCAGTAGAAATACTAGCACTCTCTAGTGGAGAGTTAGCCAGAGTTAATATTGCTACTCTTATTGCTATCAGAAAATTAATGGCAAGTATATCAAAGTCAAGAATAAATATCTTATTCTTAGATGAGGTAACTCAGGCTCTTGATGAACAAGGAAAAGAAAAAGTAGTTGAAGTATTATTGGGAGAAGATAATTTAAATACTTTTATGGTTTCACATGGTTGGACACACCCTTTACTTGCAAAAATAGAAGTTATAAAAGAAAATAATATGAGTTATTTAAATGACGGATAGTAGAGCAAAAGGAGCTAGAGGAGAATACTTAGTAAGAGATATGCTTCGTAGGCATGCAGGGTTGGAGTTCGAAAGAATTCCATCATCTGGTGCCTTACATTACCTTAAAGGAGATATATATGTTCCACACAAACACAATCTCTTTTGTATAGAAGTAAAGAATTATAAAGATTCACATTTTAACGATAAAGTATTTACTAGTAAAAGTAACCAATGGATAAAGTGGTGGAGTAAACTTTGTAAACAGGCACAAGCTGGAGAACAAGAACCACTATTATTCTTTAAATACAATAGGTCTAAAATATTTGTAGCTACAGTACGCAAACCAAAGGTTTGCAAGAGATATATGTATGTCAACTGGGTAGGAGCGTATGTAGCTCTTGCTGAAGATTGGCTAGAATTAGAAAAGGTGGAATTTACAAATGGCGATAAAATTTACAGACCATGGGAACCCGATACCGAATGGGAACTTGCTGATAGTTGATGGTTTCAATATCATTTGGCGATGGGTTCATGCAAAAAAATTAGATTTTCAGTTTGACTTTATTCGAACTGTAGAATCACTAGCAAAATCCTACGATTGCGGAGGAATTGTTGTGCTTGGAGATGGTGGTAGCCACTATCGAAAAGATATTTACCCTGAATATAAAGCAAATAGAAGGGAAAAATTAGCAGACCAAACAGAAGAAGAGGCTGCACAATTCCAAGAAATCTTAGAGGAGTTTGATTTAAGTCTAAAAAGTTTTCAAGAAAGAGGAATACCAACACTTCGCTTTGGCGGAGTAGAAGCAGATGACATTGCTGCTTACATAGTTCAAAAAAGAAAAGACTATAACATAAATGATATTTGGTTGATTTCTTCTGACAAAGACTGGGACTTACTAGTGCAACAAGGAGTTTCTAGATTCTCGACAGTTACGAGAAAAGAAACAACAATCGATAACTGGGACGAACATTATGATGTTGAACCTGAAATGTATTTAACTTATAAATGCTTAACAGGGGATAAAGGAGATAATATTCCAGGAATCAGAGGAGTTGGTCCAAAAAGAGCAACTCAATTAATACAACAATATGGCGATATTTATGACATATACAACTCATGTCCTTTAGAAAGTCGTTATAAGTTTGTACAAGAACTAAATAATAATAAAGAACAGTTGTTACTGAATGTAGAATTGATGGATTTACAAGAATATTCAGAAACAGCATTAGGTAAACATACAAGAGTTGTAGACGATATTATAGGAAATTACATATGATAAAATTAGATTACAGTAGAGACAAGTTACTAAGTGATTTTAGTAAAATAACTTTAAGAGATAGATATATGTTGCCAGGGGAGGATTCTCCGCAGGAAGCATTTGCACGAGCTGCAGAAGCTTTTGCTGATGATGAAGACCATGCACAAAGAATCTATGATTATGCAAGTAATCTATGGTTTATGTTTGCAACACCAGTTCTTTCAAATGGCGGAACAAAAAGAGGTCTGCCAATAAGTTGTTTTCTAAATTACGTAGATGACAGCAGAGAGGGAATAACAGGGCATTATACAGAAAATGCTTTTTTATCCTCTTTTGGTGGTGGAATCGGTGGATATTGGGGAGATGTTCGTTCTTCAGGAACTAAAACATCTAAAGGCTCAGAATCTACAGGTATCATACCATTTTTAAAGGTTGTAGATGCAGAAATGTTAGCATTTTCACAAGGTGTAACTAGACGGGGTAGTTATGCTGGGTATCTCAATATTGACCACCCCGAAATCGAGGAATTTTTAGATGTTAGAAAACCTACTGGTGGGGATAGTAACCGTAAGTGTCTTAATTTACATCATGGGATTATCGTCTCGGACAGATTCATGGAAACAATCCACCTCGCCACAAAAGAACCAGGATACGACGACTCGTGGGAGTTAATTGATCCTCATAGTGGAGAAGTGAAGAAGACTGTCTCAGCAAAGGCATTATGGGTAAAAATACTTCAAAACAGAATGGAAACAGGAGAGCCATATATTATGTTCGAAGAAGCGGTGAATAATGATTTACCCCACTTTCAACAAAATAAAGGTTTAAGAGTAAATCAGAGTAATCTTTGTTCAGAAATAACACTTGCAACAAACGAAGAAAGAACAGCTGTATGTTGTCTTTCTAGTGTTAATTTAGAGTATTATGATGAATGGAAAAAGATACCTGCATTTATTCCTGATTTAATTAGATTTCTAGACAATGTTTTGGAGTCTTTTATAGAAACAGCCCCCAGAGAACTAAAAAGAGCTAAATATAGTGCTATGAGAGAAAGAAGTATTGGTCTCGGTGCCATGGGATTCCATGCGTACTTACAGAAAAATATGGTTTCGTTTGAGAGCGCAGTTGCGGCTGCACTTAATGAGGAAATATTCTCTGGTATTAAAGATTTAGCAGATAAAGAGACTAGAAGACTAGCAGTTGAGAGAGGAGCTTGTCCAGATGATGATTCTTGTACAGTAAGAAATGCACATCTACTTGCTATTGCTCCCAATGCTTCTTCTAGTATTCTTTGTGGAAACACAAGTCCAAGTATAGAACCTTTTAGAGCAAATGCTTTTAATCAAAAGACTAAATCTGGCTCTAATTTGTTAAAAAATAAGTATTTGGACGAATTATTAATGAAGAAAATAGGACACGCTGACTTATACAATGAAACTTGGAGAAGTATAGTTGTAAATAAAGGTAGTGTTCAACATCTTGATTGTTTATCAGAACATGAAAAAGATGTATTTAAAACAGCGGTAGAGATAAATCAAGCCTGGGTAATAGAACATGCAGCTGAAAGACAACAGCATATATGTCAGTCTCAAAGTCTTAATTTATTTTTCCCGCCAGACGTTAACAAAGGAGATTTACATAATATCCATATGTTAGCATGGGCAAAAAATTTAAAAACGCTTTACTATTTGAGGTCGGAAGCTATATCAAGAGCTGATGAAGTATCTAGTCAAGCTAAGAGAGAAATAATCTTTGAGCAATCAGATTGTTTAAGTTGTGAGGGATAAATGAGTTTATTAAAAGAAAGAAACTATTATAAACCTTTCAGTTATTCTTGGGCATTTGAGAATTATAAAAAACAACAACAAATGCATTGGTTACCAGATGAAGTACCTTTACAAGATGACATTAAGGACTATAATGAAAAATTATCAGAAGATGAAAGACTGTTATTAGATAATATATTTCGGTTTTTCACTCAGGCAGATGTAGATGTGTGTGGAGGCTATGCCCACCATTATTTACCTACATTTAAACAACCAGAAGTAAGAATGATGTTAGTTGCATTTGCTGCAATGGAAGCAGTGCATCAAGAAGCATACTCTTTACTTTTAGAAACTCTTGGAAAAGATGAAGATATCTATAAAGAGTTTATGGACATAGCAGCTATGGTAGAAAAACATGAGTATCTAACAGATTTTAATATGGATACTCCACATGAGATGGCAAAGACCATGGCAGTTTATAGTGGAATGACAGAAGGAGTGCAACTATTTAGTAGTTTTGCAATTCTTCTTAATTATCCAAGACATGGATTAATGAAAGGAATGGGACAGATTGTTACATGGTCAATAAGAGACGAAAGTCTACATGTAGAAGGTCTATCCAAACTTTTCAGAACGTTTATTGCAGAAAACCCAGAATTATGGACAGATAAGTTAAAATATGAAATTTACTGTGCAGCTGAAAGAACTGTAGAACTAGAAGACAAATTTATTGATGTCTGCTTTGCAAAAGCAAATGTTCCAGATTTAACAGCAAAAGAGGTAAAAGAATATATTCGTTATATTGCGGATAGAAGATTACTAGGACTAGGAATGAAGAAAATATTCCACAGTACTGAAAATCCTTTACCATGGATTGATATGCAAGTTAATGCAGTTGAGCATACCAACTTTTTTGAAAATCGTGCTACAGAGTATGCTAAGAGTAGTACCCAAGGAAATTGGCAAGATATATTTATTTAGGAGAACATTATGTC